AAGCAGCCAAAAAGTCCTGCTATTCCTAAAAGTGTTGATAGTAAATTTTTCATAATATTTATTTGATTAATTATGAAGCAAAGATATAAAAATATAATTATATAAACAGAATGATAAACAAAGTTATTAACAATTTTATTGTTAAGAATGTTACTTACTAGATGTAAAGTATTATATTGTAAAGAGTAAAACTATTATAATTAATAGAATATAAAATATAGATAGCTTTGTAGAATCCTTTAATTGCATTAAAAATAATGTACTAATCGTGCTATTTGTCCTGAGTCTTTGGAATGTATAAATCCTTCTACTGCTTTTTGAACTCCACAAAAACCTTTTCTATTATGCCAACTATCTGTACCACTTGGAGAACGCATATATTCTACAGTAACACCAATAAAGTCTTTAGCGTCTAGCCATTTATATTTTACCTTATGATGTATGTGATGCAAATACCAATATCTGTATTTAGTTTTAGCCCATTCTTTTGGTTTTTCATTTGCCATTAACATAGGGAGCTTATCCATTTTAGCACCGTCTCCGTGTTCAAGTCCTATAAGATTAGATCCATACTCATAATACTTTCTGTGTGATACAGATATATCAAAAGTAACATCATTAGTATTCCTAAACCAAGACTTTAAGGAATGTGCTAAATGAAATCCACTTTGATAATCGTGATTTGACATTGAATGAACAACATCTACAGGTGCTACTTGTCTTAATATTTCCACACACTTAACATATAGTTTTAAAGCAACTTCAAAATGTTGCCACCATTTACCATCTGCATCTTGTGGAGTTCCTGCTGTTGTTGTATTATATACATTGTCAATATGCAGAACGTCATTACCTACACAAAATAATACTTTATCTATAGTAAACCCTTGTGCCTTACTAATAAGTCCTGTAACACCTTCTAAGACTCTATTATAAGCTATTTCTGTATTGTAGTCTTCTCCTGTTTCTAAAGCTACTCCTAATTTACCTATATGAATATCAGCAGGATTTATTACTAATAAGTGTTCGCCTTTAACTCTTTTAATTTTAGGGTATTTTGGAGAATGATTTTTAATAAGACTTTTAATGTCTTCAAGTAAATCGTTTTGATTAGTTCCATATTGTTCTTTTGTAACTATAGAGAAGCGTAAATCACCACTCATATTTTGCCAATGCTTAACGCTGACAATATCACTCTTATCAATACCTCTATCTTGTAGGTGTATATCTAATGCAGTATTGCCATTAATATTTGACAATTGCTTTCCCCTAGATTCATTGATTAACTCAACTTCTTCAGGCGAAAGTCTAAGTCTTTTTCCTTCTTTAGACAAACTATTTCTTAGCTACGTCTGCGATTCCTTGTCCAACAATAAGAACTAAGATTGCGTGGTATAATTCTGTTGCAGTAGATTGGTCTACTCCTAAGTAAGTTACAATAGCAGGAACTACTACAGAACTGATTGCGTACCAAAACTTCTTTGATTTTAACATCTGACCGATTAGGTACTTTTGGAAAAACTTTTTCATCTTATCTATTTTTAATTATTAAATTTATATTTACTGCTCCCAAATGTATTAATTCTTTGATTAATAAGTCCATAGCCAACGTAGAGTTATAAACAACGTCTTGTTCAGAGCTTAAGCCAACCAATATACAACCCCTAGTATCTTGAGCTGTATTGCCCCTGTGAAATAGTATGTAATCTCTATTTGGAACATCTTTTACTAACAAATGTATATAATGTCTAGTAGCTGATTCTCTTGGAAGTCTTAGTCTTACTTTATATTCTCCTTCAGGAATACAACTTATATTCCTTTGATTATCTAACCAAGGATTTTCAAGAGTATCACAGATTCTTTCTCCGTTTAGGAAAAGTTCTCCTATAGTAGATTTTTCAGAAAATGTATCTCTTATGAGTAATAAGTTAATCAGTTTTTTTTTTGTCATATTTAGCAAACTTATATATTGTAAAAGTAATGGCTAATATTAAGGAACAAAAAGTTAGGAGTTCATTCGCCTGTCCTAGACTTAATCCTATAGCTGTACTATTTGCTATTCCTACTTGAAGGCTGTCTTGCATTTGTTTTATTTTTAGGCTTTTTATCCAAGTAGGATTTTAGCTTCGTTATATTAATTTGTTTTGGCTTGTAGTGTTTCTTCATTATGAGTAATCTGATGAGCTTAAAAAGTTTTGTAAAGTAATTTTAGTTCCTTGTTCTTGAGGACGTTCAAGGTTCATTCCGTTATAGAACGCATTTTTGTTTGCATCCACATCTGAGCCACTCGATGTTCCATATTCAGGAAAAAGTGTGTTGTTGTTACAGAGGTAATCTATCATTCTTTCTGTATAGTATTCAGCTGTATTTCTAATTTCTTCCCTAAGATGTTGAGATTCCTCCGTCGTTAAACTATTACCAGTTTCGCTATTTTTACTATATATATTTCCATTTTCTACCTTAAATCTAAGAAAAGGAATACAATGATATAAAGCCCAATTTGGTAACATATCTCCTATGTAATCATCTAGCAAAGTCTTGTAAGCTGCATTTGCAGGTAAGCCTACTGTTCCTGCTATAATTAATTCTTTTAATTTATTATTTAATGGTGTTCCTAAATGTGTCTCCACATAAAGCTTCTGACTCTGGCGTAAATAAGGCAATAATATCTCATTATCAACTGATAAGTTGATGGCAGTACTGTCTTTTAATTTACTTTCTGATACAAATAGTACGTATGACATAAGTGTTTAATTATCAATTAGTTATGTTATTTATCTTGGTTCTAAAAATCCGTTATTTTTCATTCTCTTTGGTGGTCTAGCTACTAAGTTATCATTTTTTTCAGCTGTAAAACCTTCTGACTTAGCTTTTGTATACCCTATTAGTTGGCTAGAAGTTATATTACTTTTTGCACCTCTTAATGAAGTCTTATATATTTGTCTTAGCCAATAATGATGACAGTTACCACCTCCTTTGTAAAGCCATATACTATAAGTGTTTGCGCCTCTAGGACCCCATCCTGGATTTACTGCTCTACTTCCCATCTGTATAATATCTTCCTTTCGGTATATTTTTTTAGAGGATTCCATTAATTTACAAAAATCTCTTGTTCCTCCTGTTTGACTTAAAAAGTTATCTTGAGTGTAAACATATCTAACTTTGTAAAATTCATTATCTGACTTATTTGTGCCATCTTGTGAACTTCTAGCATTAGGTCTAGCTGTACCTGTTGAAGCAAGTTCTAATTTTTCATTAGCTACTTCATTTAATACCTGCTCGAAATTAAAGTCTTGGTGTTCTCCATCTACTACTTCTTCTTCTACTAATTCCCAATCTTCAGGCATATCTTCTCCAAACTCCTCAATGAACTTAGAAAGTTCTGTAGCTTCTGTATGACCTTCACAAGCCATATAGACTGTCTTACCCTCGTAATCGTGTTCGTGGTAGCCTTCACACCCTAAAGACTTTGCACTCGCTAAGGCTTCTTCTATAGTGTCAAAAACAGGCTTTCCGTCTATCATACCAACTTTAGAAAAATCTAAAGTTTCTTCTTCAACTTCTAAAGGCGGTAATCCAATTTCTTCTCTAATTTCGTCTTGCGTCATTACTTCTCTTATAGTCTTAGAATCAAATTGTATTGTAATTGGTTTAAGCTGTACGAACTGTACAGGCATATCCATATTGTTTACTTGGAATATCTTGTGTAATACTTTTAATATTTGCTCTTGGAATGGCATTACTACAGTATTTAAGTAAAAATTAGAAGCGTTTAAAAGCTCGTCTGCATTACTTGAGAACCCATTAGTACTATCTAAGCCCATAAGTGTCTTAGAAGTTACCCTATGACCACTGAGGATGTTGCTAGTAAGTAGTTCTTGAAGTGCTAAAAATTGTTTATCAAGTGAATCAGGAGTAATTGAAGTTATTTCAGGAACTCTAGTTTTGTCGTCAGAAAACGTTAAGACAAATTTTCCTGCGTTCTTTTCTGATGTAAATTTAGATTCTAAACTTCTTTCTATCTGATTTCTTTCTTCGGCTGTTGGAATTCCATTTGCGAAACTAATCATAAACGAGCCTGTAAATCCGTTAGAGATATTATTAAGATGAAACTCTGAGACTTTAGAATCGATTAAACTCCAGTTATTACAAGAGATGTAATCAGCCGTATAATAAGAGTTCATATTAGGACTGTAAAGACCTGTGTAAAGAATTTGATTAGGAGAAGTCCTGTCGTTTACATTAAAAGCAGGAACTCTATAAGGCTTGTTTGTTCTTGTATTTGCCCAATCTCCTGAAACATAGTAACCTCTAGTCTTGCCAAATTCATCAGGACGTTCACAACGAATCTTTTCTACAGGTATGTGATAGATCTCAGCTATTTGTGTTCTGTCTTTTGACCAAACTATGTTTAGAGCAAATGCACCTTGTAGCTTAAAGTCAAATGCTACCTTTTTTAATACTTCGTGTAGTGTTTCATTACCATTAGCATTATTCATAAAGTTTTGAAGCTTAACTCTTGCTTCTTCATCTCTATCTTCTTCATCAGAAATAACTAGATCTTCAGCACTAATCATTTCAGCAGTAGCGTTTACAATTGCAGCTGTTATTGAACTACTGTAATAAAGGTCAATTAAGAACTGTGGGTAAAGGTTTCTCCATTCGCCATTAGCGTCTCCGTACTCAATGTAATCCTTTCCTCTAACCTCCTGCACTAATGGCGATGTCGAGGTGCTTAAATCTATGCTTACAATTTTATCCATTTTATTCTATTATTAATTCATCAGGGTCTACATCTGTACCTTCTGCGTTCTTTTCATAACCTAAAAACGAATGTACACAATCTGTAGGGAATATCTCATTAATTCCAAAGTCAAATTCTTCAGTAGTCATTAGGTCGTAAAATACTCCAGGGTAATATACAGGAGGTGTTATCTCTTTTCCATCAGGATCGTATGTTCCTGGTATCTCTACTATCTTATTTAAAAACACTATAGCCTGTGTACCATTTCTGTACACTTCTTGAGTAACTCCTTCTTCAGTTATTACTTCGTAAGTACCTTTAGCAAGTAAGTCAGCATCTCCTTCTGCTTTGTCTGTGTATTGTAATTTATATATATTCATATTATGAAGTTAAAGCTGCTAATTGAGTATCTGTTAGTGCTGTCTTGTAGACTTGTAGTTGTTTTACTTTGCCGAAGAAAGGCTGACTTAAAGGAGAATCAAATTCTAAAGTATTCAAAGTTCCTGAAGCAAAAACATTTCCTGTCGATGTAACATTTTTATTTACACCATCTATAAATACTGCAAAATTATTTAATCCATACCTAAAAGCAACTTTTACAAAATCATTAGTTGTGTTTTGT